CATGACACTATCTGCACAAGCAATAACAAATAACTGGACAACATTAAAGAATGAGATGACAACGTCTACACCTAAAAAAAGAGATTGTGCAAAACTCGGATGTGTGAATGTAGACCTAGATGTTATTTTACAATGCAGATTCTGCAAGAAGGAGACAATAAAATGAAGAAATTTGACGTATATTTAACTGGTAGAATTGGTGTACAAGCACCTAATCAAGAAGATGCTGAAGCAATGGTAAAGCAAAAACTAAATGTTATACATCCAATGTTTAACATACAAATCATGATTACTAAAGAAGACTACTTAGATGGTGGAGAGGAATACAAACCCGAAGGTACAGAATGAACGAGACAACATATCCTTATGGTGGCATACCGCCAAAGGATAGAGCGACTAGACGTAAGTTATTAAGAGAAGCTGTTGTGTTAGAATCTAAAGGCGTTTGTGAGTGGGCAGAGTGCAGCAGCAGAGGTACTGACATGGCACACATCAAAGCTGCGGGGATGGGTGGCGCTATCTCTAATGACACCTTAGATAACGTTGCATTCTTATGTCACTTTCATCACGATGTACTTGATTTTCGTATGTCTATGAAACAAAGAAGTTTTGCACTACAACAATTAGTAAGAAGTTATGTTTTAGGTAATAGAAAAAAAATCTAAAAACTTTACACATTGTATTACAAAGTGCTACAATAATATTGTATGAATAAAGAAAAATCAGCTTTCAGAAAACATGAAGTTTTAGAAAACTACGAGCTTACAAAGTTTGAGTACAACGAGTTAATGACACATAAGCACATGTTTGACACAGAGTATCAAGGTACTAACTGTTTTTTCTGCGGTAGTTTTGTTATGTACCCAGTAGTTTTTAACTACCCAAATGCAAAGCGTAAATTTAACGCAGGTACAGATTGTGCAGAAATGGTACATCAAGGTTCTAACTACGAAGCACTAAGATTACAAGCTGCTAAAGCAAGAGAACGTGCGAGAATACAACAGCAATATTTAGATACTTCTGCCAAGTTTGTTAAAAGTAATCCACAATTGGCACAAGCTGCTAATTACTTCCAAGATGTAAACCCGTTGATTGCAGATATATTTGATAAAACTAAATTTGGTCTTACAGAAAAACAAATAGCATTCTTAGAAAAATTATGTTTAGAACAATGGCAAAAAGAAGTTGACGCGTTCGCAAAACTTATTAACAAAGCAAATGTACCAGCTTTAACAATTGGCGAGATAACAACAGAAGTTACAATAAGCAAATACTATTACAAAGAGCAAGCATTTTACGGTCAAGAAAAAGCAATTATAGAAACTAATGAAGGTCAGACATTGTTTACTGGTAAGACCAAAGCGTTAGTTCAATGGTTAAACACTGACGAGTACACAGAAGATGTTGCAGAGTTTTGGGAACAAGATAAAAAAGAACGCAAGGGTGTTCTTACTTGGAACAAAGAATACTACAAAGAAAATACAAAAGGTATTGCAACACTAGAAGTTACTTTTGTTGTTGAAGAAGATAATACAAAAGGTACTGCAAAAATCAAAAACTTTTACCCTATAGGTACAGTATGAGATACGATTTACAAGGTATATACGCAGAAGACCTAGACGGTTATCCGCTAGAACTTAACACTGACATGTATTTATCAAAAGAATGTAAGCACATGGGTTTAGCTGCATTAGCAGAAGCAAGACATGATTTATTAAACTTAGGTATTGGTTCAGAACCTACAGAAGGTTTACATGTATTTGACCTTGAAGCCTACGAAGAAGAACTCAAAAAAGACGCAATAGCTAGTTTTGCATTAGCAGGAGTATACAAAATAGAAGCTACACATCAATACAAAGATAACTGCGAATGTAGAGACTGCGTCACTGATAGACTTATAGATTATGGTTTACCAGTTGGAGAAGCTTTTCAACTTAGTTATTTACAAGAAACTTATAATAAAAAGGCTGCCTAATCATATATTGTGATACAATATTAGTATTATGAACGCACCAATAGTGTATGTTGTAAGAGCAGTTGCTTTAACTGGTCGTGTATGGTTTCATGAATTTGATTCTAAATCCGATGCGTTAAACAAGGTTCGTGAATACAAAGATACTGGTGGCTACATAGTCACACAAAGCTTTTACAGCAAATCTCTTATCAATCAATAAATCTTTAAATCGTGTTGCATAACGTGATACAGTTACTATAATCTATTATGTAAGTTAAAAAAGGATGGTTAAAAATGGCGTTTCAAGAATGGTTAAAAACCTTTGTTGATGAAACAGACAAAATTGACGAAGAATATAAATTCTATGTTAATTACAAAGCCAAAGGCGAAATTGGACAGATGACAATCAAAATGAAAGAAGTCATATTGTTCTTAAATAATGCTGATGAGATAATACAAGAAAAAGTCAAAAACGATGTTGTATTTATGGATTTAACAAATAAAAACAGCGATTTCTTTAAAATGTATTTTACTCAAGTTGCAACAGGCATGGCAAATGTCTACACGAAAGATTACGAAAAATGTTAGATGGCATTAATCTTAATAAATTAAAGTGGATATGCCCCGATTGTAACAAACAATTAATTACAAACGCATGGATGCCCAATTGGAAAATCTGCGAAACAGTATATTGTAATTACACTATTGATTTATTAAAAGTAGATATTATACAAAAAGAAGGGAAGTAATAATGGCTAAAACCACAAGAACGGAATGGTTAACTGACGATGAATGTAAAGATATATTAATAGAGGCAATGGAATGGTCAAAAAATACTAGCGTTACAGTATTTAATGATTTTGTAAACATTGCACATAATTCTTTTAGTGAAGATATAAACTACAGCAAAGTTGATTTTTTTAAGTATGGATATAAAGAGCTTGTTATGTTTGGAGAATGTCTAAGTTTATTTAACGATAGAGGATATGACCAAGTAACAAAGTTAATAGATTATGTCTTAGATTATGTTGAATAAATATCACAACGTGATACAATAGATTGTGAAAGAAAGGATGGAAAAAATGGTTGAGATAATTAATCATGCTGCCCAGCAGAAATTGTTAAAAGCTACTGGTCTTAAGAAATTTACTAAGTTTCTAAAGACTGTTGGCTATACATACGAATTTGTTGGCAGTCTCCAGCCCGTAGAAGACAAAGAAAGAAGTTCGGGAGAAGGTGGCTTGCTGCCTAGAACATTGCCGTTTACAATGTACCCAGCAGATTTCGAAGTCTTTAACGCAGAAGGTAAGCCAGTTGCTTACGTTAAAGCTGCGTTCAGAGCTGGTTATGACTACAAAAAAGGTAAAGACGAAGGAACACTTGCGTATTACCAATTTACTGAATTGCAACAAGCTGCAAAGCTTAGTGCGGAAAGCATAAACAATACCAAACTAGAACTAGAGTTTGTCTATTTCTATGATGGTAGTTACGGAGAGAGCATAGAAGAGATTGATTACGTAACAGAGCAATACGGTTATTACAAGTATGCAAGAGGTAAAACTAAAATACTAGCGCCAAGAGGTTATGAACTAACGTTTGCAGGAGCGCAAACAAAAATAGTTAATGACCCAACAAGAGTGTTTGTGTAATGTTGCTATTTATAGAACTGTTTATTAATGAATGGCAAGGTCAGTCGTGGGATTGGAAAGTCTTTTACGGATTAGCAATATTCTTTTTTGCTAATGTGTTTTATATGATTAGCAAACTTATGTTTGTATCATTAAGACTTTACATAGCAGAAAAAAATGCGCCTAAGTCTACGCCTAAGTCAGACTTTATACAAAGAATGATTGATGGAGAAGAATTAGACGCAAAGAATATGTTTTAAAGCTAGCAGCGCTACGACCGAAGCATTATACAAATAACACTTGAGCGGCACAGTCATAGCGCTTATCTAATGTTAGCCATGCTTTTGAAAACCTACGCTATAATGTACGAATGGAAACAAAAGTAACTTATGACCGATTACACCTCTTTACATTCGAGGAACAAAATCCTAAAGACCACAATTTAGGAGAAATAGAATTATCAATTAAGCGATTTGGCTTTATAGAATTGCCCGTAGTTAATGACACTACGGGTATTTTAGTTGCAGGACACGGAAGAATATCTGCGCTGCAAGGTATGTATCAAAGACAAGAAGACTTACCAAGATATATAGACTTAGAAAAAGAAACTAATGAATGGCTAGTGCCAACGTTACATGTAGAGTTTGAAACAGATGCTGAAGCAAAAGCATATCTTATTGCATCTAACACATTAACAATGGACGGCGGCTGGAATGAAGCAATGTTAATGGAAATGTTATCTGAAATAGATGCGTCTACAGGTTCACTACTAGGTACAGGTTTTGACCAACAAGCAGTCATGGACATGCTGCATGCAAATGATAAACCAATGTTCGAAGAAGACTTTGGTCAACAAACACATAAAGTAGTTGTACCAGCTGCGGATATAGCACAAGCAGAAGAAATAAAATATGCTTTAGAAGAATTAGGGTACGAATGTCAAGTGAAGACAACTACGAAATAGAAATACCACCACCGCTTAAAGAAGCGATGCAAACATATATATCTTTTTTAACTGCAAATTTTGCATACGATGAACTTGAAGAAATAGAATTTAGAACTTTAAGGGAGTCAATATTAGATGGTTTCTTTATAACAGGAGATGAACCAGTTATGGCAAGAAACAATATACCTATAACAGGCAACGATTTATTTAATGCAGCGTGCATACTCATGACAGATTTGCTATATAATGCAACAAGCGGTAATAATAAAGATGTGCAGGAAGTTCTGCGCACAGTAGGACTAGCGGTAGTTAACAGCTAAAACTAAACAGGCTTTAGTTTGTTGACCTAACAGGATTAGGTAACAATGGCAGGAAGACCAACGAAACTTACAATTGAATTAATGAATGAGATAGCACAATATCTTCGTGCTGGAAATTACATAGAAACAACAGCTGCCCTAGTAGGCATTAATCGAGATAGTATTTATGAATGGATTAAGCGCGGTAACAAAGAACAAGAGCGTTTAAGTAAGAACCCAAGAGCTAAAATCCGTAAAAAAGAAGCTATTTTTGTCGAATTTACCGACACAGTAAAAAAGAGTCAAGCACAGTCAGAAGCAATGTTAGTTGGTTTAATAGGACAGGCTGCACAAAAGAATTGGACAGCAGCTGCATGGAGATTAGAACGCAAATTCCCCGATAAGTGGGGTAGAACAGAACGTAATGTTGCAACAGCACAAGATGACCCAGTTAAAGAATTAGCTAAACAAATAGAGGACTTACGCAATGATAAATCTACAGAAGGGTAAGCAACTCGATTCTATATTAGATTCAACAGCACGTATTAATATATGGCAAGGTTCTGTATCTAGTGGCAAGACAATATCATCATTAATAAGATGGATAGAATTTTGTCAGACTGGGGCAAAAGGTAACTTACTGATGGTAGGTAAGACCGAAAGAACACTTAAAAGAAACGTTATTGACGTTTTAGGCGAGTTAATGGACGGTTCGGGCAGTTTAATTACACGAACTGGTAGTGGAGAGATACAAATAGGCAACAGAACTATCTATATCGTAGGTGCTAATGATGAGAGAGCTGAAGCAAAGATACGAGGGCTTACACTTGCTGGAGCTTATGGAGACGAAGTAACGCTATGGGCTGAATCATTTTTTAATATGCTTTTATCTCGATTACGTGTACAGAACGCACAGATGTTCTTAACAACTAACCCCGATAGTCCAAACCACTGGTTAAAGAAGAAGTTTTTAGATAGAGAAGATGAACTTGACATAAAGAACTTTGCTTTTGAATTAGACGATAATCATACACTTGACCCTAAGTATGTAACGTCACTTAAGGCAGAGTACAGTCCAGCATCTAGTTTATGGTATAGAAGATTTATTAATGGCGAATGGGTAATGGCAGAAGGTGCTGTTTATGATTGTTTTGATAGATTACATAATGTTGTTAATGAGCTGCCAAAGATGAGAGAGTACTGGGTAGGCATTGACTATGGCACAACTAATCCGTTTACCGCTATTCTTATAGGCGAAGGGGAAGACGATAAGTTATATGCAGTCAAAGAATATTATTATGATTCTAAAAAAGGTCAAAGACAACTATCAGATGCAGAATACTCAAGAGAACTTACTAAGTTTTTAGATGGTTATGACGTAAGACGTATTTTTGTTGACCCTTCTGCTGCTAGTTTTATTACGCAGCTATGGAGAGATAATCATTTAGGTGTATCAAAAGCGAACAACAATGTACAAGATGGTATTAGAATAGTATACAACTTATTAGGAAGTCGTAAGCTGCAAGTTCATAACAGCTGTACTAACTTAATCGAAGAGATTGAGTCGTATGTTTGGGATGTCAAGCAACAGGAAAAAGGCGAAGATAAACCTTTAAAACGTAATGACCATGCAGTAGATGCGCTAAGATATGCAATGATAAGTTTAGGCGCTATATGGCGACATTGGATTACAAGGAGTGAGTGAACAGATGCCAAAGAAAAAAGGTTATCCTAAAGCACAGAAGGCAAAGAAAAAAGGAATGCCTAAAAAAAAGAAAAAATATTAAATGTTAAATCTACCCGCAAACGGGTCGGCTTATCCGCCCGAAAACCACAAACAAATATTTAGGGTTTATCAAGAACATTCTGCATGGCATGCGGGAGACCCAGCAATACTTAGAAAGACGTATGCTGACGTGCCACAAGATTACAGACCAAGACGTTATATGTTTTGGACACGCAAAGGCGCAACAGAGCTACAAACAGACAGACATCAGATACACGTTCCTTTAGCTGGAGACATAGCACAAACAAGTGCTGACTTATTATTTTCTGAACCACCTAACTTTGTTATACAAGATGAAGAAGCATCAGACCAAGACACAATAAACACACAAGATGCACTAAACGATTTAATAGATTACTGCGGGCTTAAAAATAAACTACTAGAAGCTGGCGAGACATCATCAGCAATGGGTGGTGTATTTTTAAGATTAGTTTGGGATAGTAGATTTATGGATTCTCCAAAGATACAAGTAGTTAACCCCGACAGGGCAATTGCAACGTTTATGTATGGAGAGTTAGTAGCCGTTGGTTACGTAAGTGAGTATGAACCAGTTGATGGACAAGGTGTATATCGTCATATAGAACATCACGAAGACGGATTAATACATCATGCACTTTATCATGGCACTAAGACAAATATCGGTACAAGAGTTGAACTTAGTAAATTAGCAGAGACTTCTGACTTAGAAGAAGAAGTAGTTTTACCATTTAACGGGCTTGCTTCTGTTTATGTACCCAATCAAAGACCACTAAGAAGATTGAAAGGTTACGAATATGGTCGTTCTGACTATGACGGTATAGAAGGTTTATTTGACGCTATTGATGAATCGTACACATCATGGATGAGAGACATCAGACTTGGTAAATCAAGAATAGTTGTACCTACAGAATATTTAGAGAGAAGAGGTCGTGGAAGAGGTACTACTTTTGACATTGATGCAGAAGTATTTACTGGACTAGAAATAGACCCTAACGGAGAATCTAAAGGAATACAGCCCGTCCAATTCGATATAAGGGATGCAGCACACAAGAACACCGTGATGGAACTCATAGATAGAGCAGTCACAGCTGCTGGTTACAGTCCACAGTCGTTCGGCATAAATATAGAAGGTAGAGCAGAGAGCGGTACAGCACTTAAACTACGTGAAAGAAAATCATTTACAACACAAGGTAAAAAACAAAGATACTACACACCACCATTACAAGATATACTTTATAAATTACAACTTATTGATGTAGAGATATTTAGTAAACAATACAAACCATTAAAATTACGTATTGAATGGCAAGATGCAGTACAACAAGATGTTAGAGAATCTGCAACAGTAATTGAATCACTACACAGAGCGCAAGCTGCATCATTAGATACAAAAGTTAGATTGCTTAACCCCGAACTATCTGAAGAAGAAGTTGAACAAGAAGTACTTAAGATTGCAACTAATTTTAACTTGTCTGACCAAAACGTATCTGATGTTCTAGACTTACCATGATATGGCTTATGACCCAGTTAATAATGAACAGCTAGTCGAATCGCAAGCTGAAGTATTCAGAGACATCTCTGATTTTTTAACAGAGCTTACAGCCAATGAAGTACTAGATGGCAATACAAATGCAGAATATTTATCTTCTGTAGAGTCATGGCTACAATTTAAACAAAAGTCATATAAAAAACTATTTGAAGAAGCAACAAAACAAGCTGACAAAGCTATTGCTGCAATACCAACATCGATAACTAATGCAGTAGAAATTGCTTACTCTATTGGAGAGCAGACAGCAGCAGCAGAATTACTTGCAGCAGGTATTACGCCCGATGTAAGTGGTGGATTCCAAACATTATCACAATATGCACTAGATGGTTTAATGGATGCTGCAATTAATCGTATGGGTAACCGAGTTAACAAGCTAAATATAGTTAACGGCGTACAAGATGCCTTTAGAGAAGCTACAGAGTCCGCAGCGGCGCTAGTTTTAGGCGGTGGGGCAACATTAGAGGATGCTACAGAAATAGCTGTTAACAGCTTATTAGATAAAGGTTTAAAGACTATAAATGTCGGCAATAGGAAGATGGGGATAGATGCTTACGCTGAAACGTCAATCAGAACTATTGCTGGTAATGCACAAGTACAAGGTTCTATAGATAGATATGAAGATGCAGACCAATATCTTAGTTTTGTAACTGACAGTCCGATGGAATGTGATTTATGCAGACCATACGAAGGCAAAGTAATACGAACTACTAATGACTTAGAAAAGTTACCACCTAAATTTCACGAAGTGCCTAGTTTAGATACTGCAAAAGCTGATGGTTTATTTCATCCTAACTGCACACATTCATTGCAGGTATATATTGATGGCTACTCCGAACCACCGACAGATACAGATGACAGTGTTAATGGAGATAGGCGCAGTAAGATACGTAGATTACAAAAGCTAGAAAAAACTAACAGATTAAAAGAAAAGATATACAGAGAGAATGGCAGCAAGAATCGTGCAGCTGGCGCAAAGAAAAGAGCTGCAAAATATAAAGCAGAACGTAGAAGATTAGAAAACTTGCTTGAACGTAACTCATTAGGCTGGTTTACTGGAGAACAGAGACTAAGACGTTTAGCTGAATCTGTTAATATACCAGTAGAAGTACTTGACCAAGCAAAAGGTAACTTACCGCAGCTAAACAAGTTAGTTAATCAAGCTGGCGGCTTTACAGGAATAGACCCTAGACTTATTAGCCCACAAGTTAGAGCAGATGTAGCAGCAGTACTTGAACCACCAAATATAAAAGATTACGGTGTAGATAGTTTTGACAAGTTAACAGTACAGCAGCAAAAAGATTTACGATATGCTTTTTATAAATTCTATGAAGCTGATGTTGGTGTAATGAACTATTTAGAAGATAATGCTAATTTTCATGCACCGCCACCATTACCAAAAGAAGTAAAAAGTAAAAAACAATTTAATGACTTTGTAGGTTCAAAGAGTGGTTCTAAACATTACTCTAATGATTACGGTCAATGGCAATGGGATAACAACAAAGGTAAACCAGTTATTGCATGGCAAGATGATTTAAAAGAACAATGGGCTGACACTATCGATAGAAAAATACTAGAACAAAAAGCAGCTGGCGCTAGAACAGATGGGCAACAAGTCATAGCTGGTGGTTTACCTTCATCGGGTAAAACGTTCACACTTGCTAATAAAGGTAAAGTCGATTCTATAAGAACATACAACTTAGATGACTATGTCATATTAAACACTGACGACTTTAAGACAGAAATTATTATAAGAGATTATGCAAGTAAAATTGATAAAAACATAGATAAGAAAATGTCTGAATTGTTTATTGCAGCAGATGCAACAGCAGCAGGTTCAAAATTAGAAAAAAGCCATCCATTGTATAAACTTATAAATGCAACACACCCCGATATAGCTAAAGATATTTTGAACAAAGAATTTAGTAAAGATATTTTGACTGAAGTACGTGAAGCTATTGTATCAAGAACACCTATTGGCAATACAGGTTTATTTGGATTTGAAGCTGCAAACATAATACACAGTGAATCATCCGCAATGCTTAAGGTAGCAACTGATGAAGTAGGTAGAGAAAGATTAAACATTATACATGACGTTACATTAGGTTCAACAAGACCTATAGAAGCTGCAACTAAATTAATTGAAAAAAATAACTATGCAAAAGCAGATGTTATGTTTATAAACTTTACTAAAGAACAAGCAGTTGATTCTGTAGTTGACAGATACATAAAAGGAAACTTTAACAATGTACTTACAACAGGTAGAGGTGGTCGTTATGTTACTAAACAAGTATTAGATGGTATGACTAAAACTATAAACAAAACTGACAGTGCAGGTAAGCAGCTGCGTGAAAAAACTTTAGATTTACTTGGTAGAGAAGCAATGGCTGATAACGAAGGATTCTTAGTAGATTTACTAGAGTCAGACATCATATCAGAAGATTTAGAAGATATACAGATAATTAACAGGTACAGCGAAATAGACCCTAACAATCAAGGACAAGCAGTACCACTCCGTATTGAACTAGAATATAAAGATGGCAAGATAGTTGCTAAAAGAGCTGCTAAAGGAGCTGACGGACTAAAGGTTAGAACAAGTAAAGCAAGTCAAAAGGTAGTAAGAAAAAACAATGTACCAATAGACGCGACAGATTCAATTAAAGAGTCACAATTTAATAAGAATGGAACAGTTAAAGAGACTTTTACAAAACAAATAAAAGAACGTAGAAAAAGTTTTATTGACGCAAATTTAGGTGCAGATGATGCAGGTTTATATTTAATTGCAAAAGAACAAGGATTTACAGGTAATCCGTCAACCAAAAAAACAGTTGATGAATTGTTTGAAGGTGGCGCGCCTAAAGGTTATAACTTATCTTCGGGAAGCCCCGATTTAAAAATACAGAATGGTATACTTAAGGAAGATATAGTTACATATCGTGGTCTTTCTGACCGCGTAGACCGTACAGCACAACGAGTTGCAACAACACAAAAGAAACCAGTTGCTAAAGGTATTAGTTTTGGCGCACAAAATTACAATGCCTTTGATATAGGAGCAAGATTTTATGAAGACAAGGGATTAGTTTTTTATGAGTTACAAGACTATATAGATGGTCTTAAAGAACATGTAGATAACATAGGTTTAACAGTACCTTTAGAAACTATTGACAAAGATGCGTTACAAGAAACTTTAGATAGATTTGCAGCAGTAAATAAAAATTCTACAACTTATGTGTTGCCTAAAAAAGGGTATATGGAAGAATCATTATGGAAAATTCCACTGTTTCAAGAAATATATGATGATGTTCTATTCGAAAAAGGAATAAGTGTAAAAGAAGCTACAACTTTACCAGTTTTAAAAACAGGACTAAGTATGCACGAAGATTTTATAAACGGGGAGTATTGGGCTGGCAATGGTATTTATGGACACGGAACATATACTGATGTAGATACAAATGTAGCTATAGGTTATGCAGAGATGAAAGACCAAGCTTTTGGTTATGGCGAAGGCGGAGTAGTACAGGCAATATTATTACCACAAGGTATAAGATTTGCCCCAAATGATGTTGTAGAACAAGTAAACGATGAAGTAATAAAAGCACGAAGGAAAGCAGCAAAAACAATAGATGGTCAAATAGCTGATTTAGACGGCTATAATAAGTTTGAAGAGACTATAGAAAATGATGTAGGTCGTAGACTTGCTGCTATGGGCTATCAAGCATATAGTGTACAATATTTCGCAGACAAATCACATATAGTAATTCTCGACAGGTCAGCTGTTGTAGTTGCTGAACAGCCATTTATGATTGATGGCATACCACAGGATAGTTAGGAGAGAATCAATATTATGAAAGTTAGTCCAATGACAAGTAGAAGGCTAGCTCTATTAGCAAAAAATCTGCCACCTAAAGATATGATAGAGTATTGTGATTTTATCTTAGAAGGCGGAGATAGGGAAGCATGGTTAATGCAATACGAAATAAAACAAAGAGAAAGAATAGATAAAAAATATGAGCTTTAAAACAGCGTTAGTGTTAGAAATAGCACTAGATAATTGGGAAGAAAAGAAAACAAAAGATAATTGGGATAAAGTCTTAGCAGCTGGTATTAAACATACTTTTACAGATACAGAGACTGACGAATATGCTGATGTAAATATAACGCTTACAGATTCAGAATCTATTTATGCACGCTTACGATTACCGCAAAAAAAAGCTATAGAGTTAGTCAATCACATCAATAACTCATAGTAAGATAAGACAATGACAATTCAAGTAGGAGATGCAAGAGCAGACATCACAGTACTTAATGTATATGAAGAGATAGAAAGGGAAGGGCAAGCATTTTATGTTTGCAAAGTCCAGTATAAATCAACACACGCGGGCGTAGGGCATAGGCGTTCTATCTTAACAAGAAACAATTTAGATGAAATTGTAGAATGCGGCAATGTTAAGAGACTTACAGACTCTGCTGACTTTGACAGAATTATCGATGCTTACTTAGAAATATATGGCTAAACCTAAATGCAATGTATGCGGCAAACAACTACGAAAATTAAATGACAACAAATGGATGTGCGGGCAATCGCCTAGTGTTTGTAAAGAATCACTAAAAATAACTTATATAAAATTAGAGGAAGAATAACTTGCATTAGTATCACAAAGTATTACACTATGTAGGTAAGACAAAATAAAGGATGGTTAAAAATGAGTGCGCAAGGTATTTTCATTTTAGACGGAATGGACTCAAGACCTAAAAGCAAAGCCCAGCTTAAAAAGATATTAGCAGCTGGTAAATCTGAAATGTTAGCATTAGAGCAAACAAGTGCTTTTGGCGAACAGTTTCAAGGTAAGTTAACTAAAGAAGCTTTAGAAGAGTGGGGAGAAATTACTTTTGTAGTTCCTAGCCCTTACACTGCAAGAAACAGCTTCGGTCAGTTCTACTTAAACAAGCAAGGAGAAATCTCTGTCAAGTAACATTGTTTACACGACTGAAACACGTGAGGAAGGAGTGTGCTATTGTACGGAAGATGGCACATTTCATTCTCCGCAATATCCATACCGAAGCATTATCTGCTTATGTAATATCTGCGTAAGTTGTTATTGTATGGAAGATTCTTATATGCAGGTATATCACGTTTTAGATTATGTAGAAATAGAAAATGGAAGGAGACCATCTTTTGACCCTAATTAAACAATTAATAAAACAATATAAGCTACAGAGGTTACTAAAAAGGCTTATACCAAAACAAGCTAGACCACCAGCATTTCATACAGATGTAGAAATAGTAAATAAAGTATTGTTAAAGTATTGGTTAACCAAAAATAATTTACATGCAAAGTATCATGTTAAGTCATGGCTTAAATCTAAAAACCAAGAAAAGTACAATGAGAAAATTGAGTGGTATTTGGAAGGTCTAGGTTATTAAGCAAATCTCTGATAGAATACTTTTATGGAATTAGAAGTACTTAGGATTAGCTCACAAGAAGATTCAACTAATGGTATCTTATTTAATGTGACGGGCGGCAAGAGACAATTTCTCTGCTACACCCTTGAAGACGAATACCGAGCTACAAAAGTTATGCACGAAACAAGAATACCCGAAGGCAAGTACAAATTAACTCTTCGTACTGAAGGTTCATTTCATTCACGTTACCTTAAAAAATACAAAGACTGGCATCGTGGCATGATTTATGTAAATAACGTACCAAACTTTTCTTTTATTCTTTGGCATACTGGCAATGACGATTCTTCAACTAGCGGATGTCTCATTTTAGGGTCAAATCAGAATGAGAACATTGTTAAGAAAGACGGTTGGGTCGGAGCGTCAACAACAGCGTATAAAAAAGTTTATCCGCTTGTCAGAGATGCAATACTTAGTGGCGAGTCAGTTACAGTAAATTATATTGATTACGATTATGCAGAAGGCAAACCAGTTAAGATTCCTAAACCAAAAAGAATTAACAAGACTATGAGAAAAAGACCTCGATTTAGAAGATTATAGACCACATCTAAAAAACCTCGATTTGGCATATATACCACAATGTGATACACTGGTATTGAAAGGATGGTTAATGGATTACAAAAGTTACGATGAGTTTGTTGCTAGTGGCGACTGGTACTTAGATACCGAAGCAGCAGACTATCAAGAGAAATTATTAAAAGATATAAAGCAGCAACAAGCAGAGACTCCGCAAGAAGCTGCCAAAGAACCAAAAGAAGGATGGTACGAATAGCCTAATGGCTGGTTATCAAGAAGAAGCAATTAGAAAAAGCAAGAAGTACCCGCAGGGTAAGTATGGTCACGACCAATTGCACAAGATGGTAGAAGTCCACTTTATGCAGATGGCGACCAAACTCAAGCTTCATGGTTTAACACATGAGTTCAAAAAAGAACTAGAGACCATGACAAGAATCTACAAGCCACTCATAGAGTGTGAGTGTTTAAAGAAGGGAGAATAAGATGAGTTATTGCAAATACCAAATTCACACAAGTAAATGCTGCTGCTACGAGATACACACAAGGAGAATAAATGACTAGAAAAAAACCTAAAACATATAAAAAACTATATAAGATAAAAATAATTGAGCATCGTACAGTTTTAGTAGAAGCTGATACTGCAAAAGCTGCTATTGATTCAGTAGAAGGCAACAAAGATTATGTTCCTAAAAGCGCTAGACAATTACGCCAAACTAATGAGCGTGGACAAACGAGCATAGTTCCAAGTAAGGTAATTAAGAAAACCGCCAAAGTTATTCAAGAGCAAGATTCTGCTGATGCAATTTATGCAAGAGCAAAACGTAAAGCTGCTAGAGAAGCTGGTCAAGTTAAATGTACTAACTGCGGTAATACTAGAGCTAAACATCACTTCTATGACAGAGTTACAGGAATGTATCATGGAGAAATTGATTTGCACGAATACAACACAGTAGTAGGCATGAAGCGCTGGTTCGAGATGAACAAAGATATTAACAAAAAATATGGATTTAACAATCCGACTGATTTTGATAAAGAAGATATTGCAAGATTAAAAAAACTTGGGATAAGTGTTTAGGCATGCCCAAGTTTAAATTATCAGAAGTATTCAAGGTAGACTTTACAATACAAGCTGTTGACGAAGCAGCTGCTCGTAAGGTCTACAGCAAACTGTTCGATAAGAACATAAAGCTAGGTCACTCTGACTGGAAGGGCTTAGATAAAGAGATACAAAGCGGTAAGTTCTACGTTTATACCGAATCAGAAAACGGAGTTCCAACGCTTGAGAAGTTTACAGAATTTTAGTAATTGTGTTGCATAGTGTGATACAGATGCTAACCTATAAAGGTATGTTAAAAAAGGATGGTAAATAATGAATCAAGTAATTATTAAATTAAAAAAACAAATCAAAGAAGCCTTAGATAATGATGATTACTTAGGCGCTTATAACCAGTTAAACAAACTAATTGGTTTACTAGACGAGGTGGTGTTGTAATGGCTGGCGGAGACTGCGTCAAAGCAACATTCATGGAATACTTAAATGTTCATGGTAAAGACAAAGACCAATATAAATATGTAGTTGTGCTGCGTCAAACTTTTGGTGTCGAGAATTACGCCTTTCACTGTTTGTTAAAGAAAACAAATCCAGTTGACAAAAGAGTCTATATGATTGATGCGTCTAACCATGCAAAGATGACTAACGATGGCGAGAAGCTAGTCATGACTTGGGATGAGTGGGTAGAGCGTGACAAACCACTTTTAGACGGTAAGTACACTTACTTTGAGTGGACATGGCTAGAAGTCTTAGATGTAATGCTAGACGAAGACGATGAATCTTTCATAAAAGCAACAAGAATTGCAAAAGACCGTTGGGATTTAAAGCCAAAAGAATTTAATAAGTTGTTCCCCGAATTTGAATCTTTTCAAGATTACATGCAGAACTACTTCTTACCAACACACCAGCCGCAGATGGTGCAGCTGATGGCAGAAGCAGATAAGAAAAAGAAAGAGAAGGTAAGTTAATTTATGACTAAGTTATCAGAAGGACAATTAGACAGGAACGAAGGATTCGATGGGTTAATGAGAATCTTTAGGTCACTCGAAATAAATCATACCGACTGGATATTGACCGAAACAAAAAAAGAACGTGGCGGTTTTGAATTTGTTTTACCCAGCGCACAAGGAGAGATATATCTTAACTGGGCAGATTTATACAATGTCAAAGTTACTTTTGTACAAAGCAAAAACACCTTTGATGAAACTTGTTTTGTTGGAGATGTAGAACAGATTATTAAATCTTTAGAAGAGCAAAGACTAAAAGTTGTTAGCGGGTTACGCAACATGCTTTTTGAGACTTTTAAAGAACAAGCATAAATCATGTATAAACCATTACCCGAATACCTAACAATACAGCCTAGTAAGATACAAGGACTTGGGCTATTTACTTTAGTTGATTTAGAAAAAGGTAAAATGCTAGGCATAACACATGTAGAAGATGCACTTACGGGTAAGCTTATACGAACACCACTCGGTGGATTTATAAATCATTTAGACGAGCCGAACTTAGAACGTTATGAAGTGCAACGTTATCATTACATACGAACTGTAAAAGATATTGCACGAGGTCAAGAGCTTACATTAAAATACAGATTATATAATTTATGAGTTGCATACATATCACAAAGTGCTACACTATTATTATATGAAAAAAAGGATGGTTAAAAAAATGGTTAGTAAAGAACTAATTGTAAAAGCTAAAAAACAATTTTCGTTAGACGATGAAAAAAAGTTTGACGAAATGTTACTAAATGGAAAGACGCTAGAAAATGCGTTGCAAACTACAGCAAAAGATTTTTATGCTGGTTATAACATTACTAAATGGGTAAAGGAGAATCAATAATGTCAGATTACACAAAAGCGCCAAGAATTAGTAGGTTCGCTAAAGGCAGAACTTATACTATTGAAGGCATAGAACAAAACATGAAAGCACCGCCAGAATCTTATTTATTTGCTTTAGTGGACATGTTAAAAAAACTAGAATCTAACACAGAAGCTTATTACGCGGGTAGAGGGTGGAGTAGACCTACAGATGCTAAACGCGGAGTTACTTTTGGCGAGAAATGGGATAAAGTTTGGGTCATGCGTAATGGCGAGAGAGCAAACATTATTTGTTTTATTGATGCTGATACAGGCGAGGTTTACAAACCAGCAGGTGTTAACAAACCATATCCTAAAGTAAGAGCAGATATATTTGAGGCAGAATCTTATGAGTATGCAGACCCGCATGGCGGATGGTTATATGCAGACTTTAAAGCTGACAAACCAAGATTCAGAGATGATACAAGTACCAAAGGATATATTGACAAAGGTAATGCAGAAATTAAGAGCTAATGATAATTGAATGTCTGATAGGGATGGCGGCTTTAACACCCGCCACTCTTTCGGACTATCAAACATGTAAATGGTATCAACAAGCTGCTAAAGTTACTGTTGAACACCACCACGCATTCGAGTTGTACTTACCCGAAAAAGAATATCTTTGGGCTATAGGTACAACTTTTTGTGAATCTAGTGGACGTACTGATGCTGTATCTGTAACTGGAGCAAGAGGTATTTGGCAATACGTAAGACGAAGTGAGAATTGGTTAGAAGAAAAACTAAACGAAGATTTTGATGTAACCAGTGCTTATGACTCAACATACATGACAAGTTGGTTATTAAGAAATGACACAAATCCAAAAAGACATTGGTACGAATCTAAACACTGCTGGAATAAAAATATGCCCAAAAACTCTTATAAATTACACTATTAGGTCTATTATATCAGTAAGCACTACATCGACAGGTTCGATGTAATAAACAACTAACAGGAGTAGTGATATGTCAGAAGAAAAAGCTGAACAAGTGCAAGATAGCAATGTAGATAGCGTTGCAGATTCTGCGAAGGAAGAAGCAACAGTTACAGAGTCAGAGGAAAATGTCGTAGTCGACAATCTTACTGATGATGAACTTGATAAGCGAATACAAAGAGCTAACAAGGAAGCCGCAAAGTTTCGAGTAGAGAAGAACGAGGTCGAAGGTAAATACGATGACCTAATTCAGAATCTAGGAAAAGCTTTAGGTTTTGTTGAAGAGGATAATGCAAATAATGCAGATGCTTTAGCAGATGAAGTCCAAAAGCTTCAAGACGAAAATAAAAATCTAAAGTTAATGCAAGCATTTAACAACGTTGTAACGACTGAAGGAGCAGATGACGAGCTTACTTGGTCTTACTTAATGGCGAAGGGCGAGCTGACAGAAATGGATGCTAACGACCCCGAACTAAAGGCTAAATTATCTGAAAAGATAAAAGCAGCTATAGAAGTAAAACCAGTACTTAAATCTGACTTGCCGCCTACGGTCAAGAAGAGTGGAAGTGATATGTCTAACGAGTCACAGCCGCTTGACACTGAATCAAGAATTAGACAGCTTGAAGCAGACAAAAATTTTAAAGAAGCAAGACTACTAAAAAGTTCTAGGTTATACGAAATGACCAAAGAACAACAGTAAAAGTATTAATTTAACAAGTTGATTATTAAATCAAAAAGGAGATAGCCAAAAATGGCAGGAATTACAGGGCAAGGTCAAACTTTTAACTTACCTAACTATGTAGGCGACTTATTTGAGTTGACCCCAAGTGATACTCCGTTCCTTAGCTTAATTGGTGGACTAAGTGGTGGCGAAGCTACTTCTAGTCCTTCATTCCAATGGCAAGCTTATGACTTAAGAGCCGCAGCTGTAGATAATGCAGCACTTGAAGGTGCAGATGCGCCTACAAGCGAATCAAGAGTTAGAGCTAACTACTACAATGTATGTCAAATCATGCAAGAATCCATCGAGGTTTCTTACAGCAAGATGGCAGCCATCGGAGCTTATAGCGGAGAAAACATAGCTGGAGAAAATCCAGTAACAAACGAAATGGACTTTCAAGTTGAGCAAATGCTAAAGCAAATTGCAAGAGACGCTGAAAAATCATTCTTAGAAGGCGCATTTAACGACCCAACAGATAACACTACTGCGAGGAAAACTCTCGGTATTGCTAATGCTGCGGGCAATAGTGCAGACATGGCAGATGCTGCCCTTACTGAAGATAAAGTCTTAGACCTTATGCAAGCAGTATGGGAAAATGGCGGAATCCAAGTATCGGAAACAGCAACACTTATGTGTAACGCGAATGTTAAAAGACAGCTTACAAAAATATTTGTAACTGACAAAAACTATCGTGAAGAATCACGTAACGTAGCTGGTGTAAACGTAACAACAATCGAAACTGACTTCGGTAAAGTAAACGTATTGTTGAACAGACACGTTAACACACAACAACTTTATGTTGTATCAGCCGAGTTATGCGCACCAGTATTCATGAACATTCCAGACAAGGGATTCTTATTTGTTGAACCACTTTCAAAAGGTGGAGCTTCAGAAAAATTCCAAATCTACGGAGAAGTTGGATTGAAATACGGTAACCCTAACGCACACGGTAAAATCGTTAATATTGCTGCTATCTAAGTAGTAATAGTTTCATAGTTAAGACCCACTTAATCGGTGGGTCTTTTCTTTTTGTATGCTAAAGTAACAACATGGATTATAAAGATAAAGACGGCGTTGTTTATAAAGGCTTATCAGATGAGCAGGCTGAAAAATGGGGATACGTTCCAGTAAAAGAGTCTGTCAAAATAAAAGCAACACCAAAAAAAGTAGAAGAAGA